TGGACCAATTCCTAAAGGAATGGTGGTAGTGTATAAGGATGGTAATTATCTAAATAATGATATTAACAATCTGCTAATGATTACTAAAAAGGAGAATATGGCTAGAAATACCATCCAAAGATTGCCTAAAGAATTACAACAGGTAATGAGATTAAAATGTAAACTAATAAAAAAAATAAATAACAATGGCACAAAACAAATTAAGTGATTTAAGAGATCACATCTTCATGGCTCTCGAAAGATTGAGCGATGAGACATTAACAACAGACCAGGTGAATGTAGAGGTGGATAAAGCTAAGGCAATATCTCAGCTTGCAGGAACTCTAATCCAATCTGCTAAAGTAGAGATAGATTTCATTAATGCTACAGGAGTATTAGAATCTCAGTCTGATCTATTTAAGTCAGTAACACAAACTAAGTTATTATGACAGCAGTACAACAGGTGTTCAGTGACTTAGAGAAGTTACAGCCCCATCTATTCAATATGCACTCAGTAGAGGGCAGAGAATTTGTCAATCACTTTCATAAGTATTTGGATATTGAAAAACAACAGATGAGAGATGCAGGTTGTCCATATATTGGAGGATGGGAAGATGATGAGTTTGAATATTGGTATAATCAAACTTATAAATCAGAACAATGAAAAAGACAGCAGTAGAGTGGTTAGAAAAAGAATTAAACTACATTGAAGAAAATAAATATACTTCATATATTGATTTAAAAATCAAACAAGCCAAAGAAATGGAGAGAGAGCAGATGGAAAGTGCTTATTTAGCTGGAGAGTCAAAAGATAAACAATACTACAATGAAACATTTAAAAACTCAGAACAATGAAAGAAATAGATTTTTTAAAAGAACAGATTGCAAAGTATCAGCTAGATACTGATTCTAGAAATAGATCCTATGTCTATAAGAGATACTATGTAATGTACAGGCTAAATAAATGTAAGGTATCACTTACTCAAATAGGTAAGATGCTCAATAGACATCATGCTACTGTTATACATGGTATCAGAATGCATAGGAGATGGACCAGGATGCAGGATAAATTATATCTTCATGAGATAGAGCCATTAGTGCAATCTGCTCTTAATAATGATTATGAGGATAAATACAAAGTTTCGGCAATAGAGCAGTTCAATTACATCAATGTAAGGATTCAGATGCCTTATGAGTATGATAAGGTCCATCAATTCAAAGAATATATGACAGCTAAAGAACTAGCAGAAATAATTTAAAGCTCTTAGGAGCTTTTTTTGTGCTATATAATTCCCTTACTGATATTGACTTGTAGAGAATTAGAACGAAAGTACAATTCACATCCCTATACTCTATAATATATATATTTTTATTTACAATATATTTTTAATAAAAAAAAAATTTATTTTCATATTGGGGGGTGAACAGTTTTTACAAAAAAAAAGTGTTTTTTCGTTCTAATCTTCTACAGCCCAATAACAATAGGAGTTTAGACAGCACAAATAATAGCACAAAACAGCACAAATAATTTATTTTTGCACTTTAGTATCAATTATAAATTAAATTATTACATTTGCAAACAACATAATCGCCATGATAAAAAACATTAGAGAGTATAAATCCCTGCAATTCCTCCTGGCGGTTGTGTTAAGCAGGGACTCTCACTTTTTATTTATACTATGAAAGTAACTTTTTACAAATCAATCAAAGATGTATCACCTTATCAGAATAAGGATGTAGGATTCTACCTAGATAGGATTAAGAATGGCAAGTCTGAGCAGTTATGTAAGGACCTAAGATTCTCTACTGATAAAGAGGAAAGGAAATCTATTAAGATGCAGCTGCCTGTTGTTACCTTTGGAGGTGATTTCAGTAAGAGAAATAATGCATCTTTAAGAAAGGCATCAGGATTACTGACTTTAGACTTTGATGATGTGCAGGATATCCCTGCTCTGATTGTAGAACTGAAAGCTCACAAATCTATCTTCTCCTGCTGGACATCACCATCAGGTAATGGAGTAAAAGCTCTAGTCAAAATACCAATAGTACAGGATGACAAAGAATACAAAGAATATTTCAAGCAAATATCTGCAGTATTCAATGGAGTAGATGAATCAGGGAAAGATATTGCAAGAGCTTGCTTTGAATCTTATGATCCTGATATCTATGTTAATTTAGATGCTGAGAATTATATCATTGACTATGATGTTATTCCATTTGAGACTAGTGAGGTAGGTAGTATTACTAACATTAAGGTCCTAGATACTGATGAGATAGCTAACAAGCTGATGACTTGGTTTAAAAAGAAGTATAATTCACAAAATAGAAACTCCTCACTTTACAAATTAGCAGCAGCTTTCAATGACTTTGGAGTGGATAGAATGACTTGTCAGAATTATCTGATAGGATTTGAGCAGAAAGATTTTGGATCTGTAGAGATACTAGCTTTGATAAATTCTGCCTATAAAAAGACTGCTAACTTTAACAGTAAGCAATTTGAGGATAAAGAGAAAAAAGATAAGCTGATTAACTTTGTTTTAAGTGGTAAGTCTGATGCTGTCATCCTAGAGGAGTTTAAAGAGTACAATAAAGAGAATATAGAGTCAGAGATTCAGACTATTAAGGAGGTAATTAAAGTAGATGAGTTTTGGAAATATGATTTTAAAGGTGATGTATTAATTATACCATACCGATTTAAGCTATTTTTAGAGAATCTACAGTACTATAAGTACTATCCTGTAGCTAACACTAAGACCTTTGTATTTATTACTAAGAATGAGAACTTTATTAATCATGTCTCTGAATTTCAGATAAAGGATAGAGTAATGGAGTACCTGGTCCAATCAAATCGAATACCTGTATTTGATGCTGTAGCTGAGAAATCTAAACTCTTTACTCCTCAATACCTCAGCATGATAGATACTGCTAATGTAGAGATGGAAAGGGATGGGATAGACTATGGTATGATTTACTATAAGAATGCAGCTGTAAAAGTATTTGCTAAGCACCATGAGATATATGAATACTCAGAGCTAAAGGGATATGTATGGAATAATCAGATAATAGATAGAGATTTAATTGATGCTGATCATCATGAGTCAATGTTTAGGTCTTTCATTTGGTTTATCTCAGGGCAGGAGGTAGAGAGATATGATACTATGAAGAGTGTAATAGGCTATATGCTACATTCTTATAAGACATCAGCTAATAATAAGGCAATTATTCTAAATGATGAGACTATCTCAGATAATCCTAATGGAGGTAGTGGTAAGGGGATTCTGATTAATGCTATTGGATACATGAAAAAAGTTAGCACCATTGATGGTAAGACCTTTGACTCAAATAAATCATTCCCTTATCAGACTGTATCTAGTGACTGCCAGGTGCTGGCATTTGATGATGTAAGAAAGAACTTTAATTTTGAAAGTTTATTTAGTATAATTACTGAGGGTCTTACTATTGAATACAAAGGTAGGGATGCAATTAAACTACCTGTAAAAGACTCACCTAAAGTACTAATCTCTACTAACTACACTATCAAAGCAGATGGTGGCTCATTTAAGAGGAGGATGTTTGAGGTGGAGCTGAGTAGTTACTTTGGTACACATCATACTCCATTTGATGAATTTGGCTATATGCTCTTTGAAGATTGGGATGAGCAGGAATGGGCAAGGTTTGACCATTACATGATTAACTGCTTAAATTATTACTTAGAGAATGGTCTAGTAGAATCTGAGGCTAAGAATCTAGAGCTGAGAAAGTTTATTAATGAGACAAGCCAGGACTTTATTGAATGGGTAGATAATAAGAATCTAGGATTTGATCAGAGATTAAATAAGGTGTCCATGTTTGAGAACTTTATAGCTGAGTACACTGACCAAAAGAAGTACCTGACTAATAGAACATTTAATAAATGGTGTAAGAAGTATGCAGAATATAATGGTAAGGAGTATGTAGATGGATCTAGCAATGGTGCTAGATGGTTTGAGATTAAGTCACAAAGAGATCCTGATGTATGGGATACAGTAAACTATAATTGATATATGAAAGCACAAAAAGAAATAGAAACTAAAATAGTTGAATATTTTAAAAAACATATTGAAAAAGGTATAAAAATAGAGAAAGAACATTGGGGTGATTTTATTAAAATTCCATTTAATTATATAGATTTTAATGAAGCATGTTCATTTACATTAGATCCTATTGATTTTGCAATTTATAGCATAAAAGAAAAAAAAGTTATAGCTATTGAATATCCTTGGAGAAAAAACAACGGAAAATTAACTTATAATAGAATTGAATTGATATGAACAAAGAAAACAAAACACTACTCAAAGCCCTAGAACTAGCTAGCCTATCAGCTAAATATCCTAACAATTCCTACATACCTCTATCTAATTGGAAAGATGACTCAGCTAATGCACTGACTCAATGTATCACTGCATTTATAAATTTCTCAGGCTATCAAGCTGAAAGGATTAATACAATGGGTGTATATAGAGAGGGTAAGAAGATACAGGTAGGTGAAAATAGTAGACAGCTGAAAGGCACATGGACTCCTAGCACCTCCACTAAAGGCTCAGCTGATATTTCTGCTACCATTAGAGGTAGATCTGTTAAGATTGAGGTGAAGTATGGTAAGGATAAGCAGTCAGAAGTGCAGAAGAGGTATCAGGAAAGCATAGAAGCTGCAGGAGGTACATACTTTATTGCTAGAAATTTTGATGAATTTATGATTTTTTATTATAATTTTATTGCAGATATGAATTAATTGATTATCTTTGTTGAAATAATTTAAATATATACACATGGAAACAAAAACAAAAGCTGTAGTACCAGCACCTGTACTAACTCTGCACCAAAAGCTCCACAAGGCTAAGCAGTCAATCGGCAAAGTAGCTAAGAATGCTACCAATCCCCACTTTAAAAAGTCATACTCTGACATTAATGCAATCACTGAGGCAGTAGAGCCAATCTTATTAGAGAATGGTCTACTATTATTACAACCTATTCAAGGCAATTCAGTATGTACTCAGATAATCTGTATAGATTCTAATGCATCAATAGAGTCATGTATGGAATTACCTGCAGGACTTAATCCTCAGCAAGTAGGATCTGCAGTCACTTACTATCGTAGATATACTCTGAGCAGTATCTTATGCCTTCAATCAGTAGATGACGATGCTAATCTAGCTAGTGTACCTGTTAAGGCAGCTAAGCCTGCAATCACTACTCAAAGATTTGAGGAGGCATTAGTATCTATTGAGAATGGCAAGTATACATTTGAAAAACTTATAGAGGCATTTGAATTAACTGATTTACAAAAACAAGCTATTAACTTTACTAAAAACTTAAAGAAATGAAAACTTTAACACAAGCAGCTAATGAAAGAATTGATAGATATTATAATGCTATACCTGATTTTAGAAAAAAAGAAATGTATCAATCTGATGTAAAAACTAAACATAGTATTAGCAACGGTGATTGGTTTATTAAAAAAGGATTTGCAGTAAAAGTTGGTCATTATTATGAATTTAGAGATGGTATTACAAGAGATGAAATTAAAGCTGCAATGGGATATGCAATAACTAAAGAGTCAGAACTACCTTTAGAAGTAACTAATACTATTAAAGATGCTACTACTGTAGAATCAATGCATAGTGGTGATTTAAAAAAGTCATCAATTTTAAGAACTTATTGGACAAATTTAAAAGAATCTGATTATTTTTTAGCTAGATCCTTTTTTAATGTTGATGGTATTCTAGTAATTAATTTAGGAACTACACAAAGAGAAATTTATATAGAAAGAAGTGTAAATAAAACAGGACATGAAGAGCCATATAATCTATCAAAAAGAACTTTATATAAATTTGATCCTATTAGAAATACAGGTAAAATTTACGATAGAGGTAGTAAAGGATATTGGTTAGTGCCTGTAGATTGTTTAGACATAGTACCAATAGAACAGCCAGCACCTGTTGAAGTGATAGAGACAGTGCCTGTAGTTAATGATGAGGTAGTTACTGCTACTGCTGCTCTATCTTTTAGAGGTAATTTAGCTAAGTCTTTATTTACTAGCATGATGAATGGTAATAATATGAGTGGTGATTTAGAAGATTATAGCAAGTTAGTTAGAGATTCTATTCATATAGCAAATTTATTAATTTATTACGATAATAAAATAGATCAGGTATGAAGTGGAGATGTTCATCAATAGGAAAATTAATGACAGCATCTAGGACTAAGTCTGATGTGCTGTCACAAACTGCTAAGAGTTACATAGAATCTATAGCTGATAATGATTTTTATGGCTTAAAAGGTGAAATGTCACCTACTCCTGCTATGACTAAAGGTACTGACATGGAGCATGAATCAATTAACTTAGTTAATAGTATATTTTTTACTAGTCATGTTAAGAATACTGAGAGGCTAAATAATGAATGGATAACAGGTGAAGCTGATATAGTTACTGATACATCTATTATAGATATAAAAACATCCTGGTCTTTAGATACATTTCCTAAAATACCTGAGAAAGCCTATGATGCTCTTTATGAGTGGCAGGTGCGTAGTTATATGTGGCTCTATAATAAACAATATGCTCAGGTAATTTTCTGCATGATAGATACTCCTGATTATTTATTAAATCAATGGGCTGTATTAGAGTTACACAAAGTAAGTCACATAGATGCTGAGAAGAGAATCACAGTACTAAACTATGAAAGAGATCTAGAGATGGAGGAGCAGATAAAACAAAAGATACATTATGCTAATGAGTACTATGTTAAGTATATTAATCAATTAAATAACAAACAAAACGGACAATAACATGAGAGATAAATTCTATGAGGCTGCCATGATAGCAGCTATGCAATCACTAATTCAAAACAATCCTGGCATCAGCTCTAAATTTGCAGCTAAGAAAGCTCAGGAGTATGCAGAACAGTTAGCACTACTGCAGTATGGTGAGTACAATCCTAATCCATTCCCTACTAAAGTAGTATGAAAGAAAAAACAA